CGCCGCCCGTAGTGCCGCCACCCGTAGTGCCGCCACCCGTAGTGCCGCCACCCGTAGTGCCGCCACCCGTAGTGCCGCCGCCCGTAGTGCCGCCACCCGTAGTGCCGCCACCCGTAGTGCCGCCACCCGTAGTGCCGCCACCCGTAGTGCCGCCACCCGTGGCTCCACCACCCGTGGCTCCACCACCCGTAGTGCCGCCGCCCGTAGTGCCGCCGCCCGTAGTGCCGCCTACCGCGTACAACATCCCGATCACTCTTGCCAAAGGCCCCGCATCGTTTGGGCAGGACACTTTGCGCCCAAAACCCCCAGCAAGCGGTTTTCCCGGGGCTCCTGCGATGCCGCTGCCAGTGGCTCCTGCCCCATTGCGCTCGGGGCTTAACGAGTTTGAGATGGAGGTTCTAAGGCGGGCTCCCGTTTCCGGCGGACCGGCTGTTCCCCCTCCAGGAAACAGTCTTCCTCCAGGAAACAGTCTTCCTCCGGGAAACAGTCTTCCTCCGGGAAACAGTTTTCCTCCAAGTACCCTTAGCTTCTCAAGCGCGGGCAGCTTAGACCCCCACACATTGGGCAGCTATAAAAAATTGTCCAATGTTTTTGGGACGACAAGGGATCGCGCAGGCAATCTTTCTGCAACGGCGGCAATTCCTTCAATAGACGAAATCCGTGAAGGCCACCTGACATCTCAAATTGCGGGGCAAAACGCACAACTTTCGGATGTCTTAGGAACCACACGCGATCGTTTTGGCAATGTGATTGCAGCCCCTGCAATGCCTACCGTTAGACTTTTCAACAAAGGAGGAGAAGCTGTGAGCAACCCTCATGTTCGCCATTTTGCGGCGGGCGGAACGCCTATGACGCTGGAAGAATATCGGGAGGTTGTAAGAGCCAACCCCGGCCATCCTGAGGAACAAATCCGTCAGGCTTTAATTTTTCAAGGAAAAGTTCTTCCTCCGGGCATTACCGTGACAGCCTCCGGCTCTACGGCCCCTGCCCCTACGGCCCCTTCCCCTACGGCCCCTACGGCCCCTACGGCCGACGGGGCGACCATGACGCTGGAGGAGTATCGGCAGGCAGTAAGAGCCAACCCCGGCTCTCCTGAGGAATCAATTCGTCAGGCTTTAATCTTTCAAGGAAAAGTTCCTCCTCCGCGCATTACCGCGACGGCTATTATTGCGGCAGCAATGGCTGACGACGCCTCCCGCGCTGCCGCCCCCGGCTCTACGGCCCCCACTGCACCTCCCACGTCCTATGGAGGCAATATACCAATAGCGCCTACCAGAGCGCCTGCAGCGTTTGGGCAGCTGCCCAGGTCCCCGGCTTCTGGCGTAGGCAGCGTGGGCAGCGTGCCCGTCCCTCCTGCTGTACCTTTCGCCGAGCCTTCGCCAGCGGCAGCGCTTGCCCCGCGCTCCTCTGGCATGAACGAGTTTGAAAAAGAGGTCCTTAAGCGCGCCTCGTCTCCTGTAACGCCTCAATTTTTAAAAGAGGGTGGGGAAGCTGTAAGCAACTCACAGTTGATCTCTGATTACATTCAGCAGCAGGCACAAGGGGATGCTCCGGAGCTGGACCCTACGGGAACGGCTCAACAACTTTTTGGCAGCGTAACCAAAATTAACAGCAAGGCAGCCCCTATCCGGCAAAGCGTGAAGCGCGTTTCGCGGGGCGCGGGCAGTGATGCCTCTCGCTCTAAGGAGATGAACCTGAAGGTGGCCCCGCTGTCCAAGTCCAAGCAGATGGTCCTTGACACGTCGTCGACTCCGGCCGAGGGCAAGGACGTGGAGAAAGGAGCTGCGCGGGAGCAGATGGACGACCTTGTCCGGTCGTACGAGTTGCAAATCAAGGCTTTGAAAAACAAGGCCCGTGGTTTTTCCGCTGACACCTTTGGTGCGCCTACTTTGGAGAAGGCTTCTCTTACCAAAAACACCTTGGCCAAGAAGCGTTTTGCAGAAGGCGGTGAAGCAAGAAAGTCCGATGCTGACGTGGCCGAGCCCAGCCTTTTTGGTGTGAGCAACTACGCTACCCAATCCTCGGCCAAGATGTTCCCGGACCAGCTTGGCCAAGATGACCAGCGCGACGCGGCCCGCCACATGTTGGCCGCTGGCATCGTGGCACGGAAGTACGGGCCCAAGGCGGCAGAGCTCTTGGGCAAAGCCCACGAGTACACCAGCAACCCGCAAACTTTCTTCTCGGCGCTGGGCATTGGTCAGCCGCGTGACGATCTGCCGTATGACTTGCACAACAACCGCATCGGGGCGGAGCTCGCAGCGCGGGCCACGAGCCAGGCCGAGTTGGAAGCCCTGGTTAAGGCCATGGCGCTGCAGGCTCAGACCAAGCAGACCAAGGACAAGCCGTACATCATGAGCCGTGAGCAGGTGGAAGCTCGCAAGGCCAAGGCCCAAAAGGGCATGACGGAGCGCCCTCAGTACGGGGCTAAAAAATAACCCGCGTCGATAGTTGATTTGTTGAATAATATACAGCTGCAACCGGCCCAAGCGTAAGGAACACACATGGCAATCGAAAAAGCACTGAACCAACTGCCCATGCTTGAGGTAGTCATTGGCGGGGGAGGTATCCCAAAGCCCGAGTCGGACATTGAGATCATCCTCGAAGAGGACGGCGGTGCGACCATCGAAATGGGCGAGCAGGACGCCGAGGAAGTGGACTTCTACGCCAACCTGGCGGATGTCATTGACCCGGACGAGTTGGTCAGCGTGGGCCTTGAAGTGTCCGCCTTGTTTGAGGCCGACAAGGGTTCGCGCTCCGACTGGGAATCCATGTACGCCAAGGGCCTTGATCTGCTGGGCTTTCGCATGGAAGAGCGCACCAAGCCATTCCGAGGCGCTGCCGGTGCAACGCATCCCATGCTGACCGAGGCCATTATCCAGTTCCAAGCGCAGGCCTTCAAGGAGCTCATGCCTGCTGGCGGCCCTGTTCGCAGCCAGATCATGGGCAAGGAAACCGTGGAAAAGTTCCAGCAAGCCGGTCGCGTGCAGGATTTCATGAACTATCAGATCACCACGGTGATGGAAGAGTACACACCGGAGTTCGACCAACAGCTTTTCTACACTGGCTACGGTGGTTCAACCTTCAAGAAGGTCTACTACGACGAGCAACTCGGCCGCATGGTGTCTAAATTGTGCCTGGCAGACGACGTTTACATCCCGTACAACGGCTCCAGCGTCGTGTCCCAGTGCCCACGGCTCACGCACCGCATCGCCATGGACTCCAACGAGTACAAAAAGCGCGCTTTGGCGGGTGAATACTTGGATGTGGTGGCCGACACGTACGCCACGCCTACCGATCCGAGTCAAATTCAGGCCGCAGTGGACAAAGTCACGGGAATTCAGCCCACCACGGACGTGGGCGAAGTATTTTTGCTCGAACAATTGGTCGACTTGGACATTCCAGGCTTTGAAGACAAGGACGAAAAGGGTGAACCGACGGGCGTGAAGCTCCCATACGTCGTCACTTTGATTGAAGACAGCTTAAAAGTGGTCGGAATTCGTCGAAATTGGAAAGAAGAGGACAAAAAGCGCCTGCGCCGCAACTATTACGTGCACTACGTGCTTGTCGAAGGCCCCGGGGCCTATGGTTTGGGCTTTGTGCACCTTATTGGCGGCCTGGGCAAGGCCGCAACGAGCGCTTTGCGCCAGCTGATCGACGCTGGAACGCTGGCTAACCTGCCTGCTGGCTTCAAAGCCAAAGGAGCACGGATCGCAGACGACTCAGACCCCATCCAGCCGGGCGAATGGCGCGATATTGATGCGGGTGGCGCGGAACTTTCAGCTTCGCTGCTGCCATTGCCGTACAAAGAGCCAAGCCAGGTGCTGTTTGCTCTGATGGGCTTCCTGGTTGACTCTGGAAAGCGCCTGTCTAGCACCGCCGACATGCAGGTCGGAGACGGCAACCAGTACGCGCAGGTGGGAACGACCTTGGCGCTGTTGGAACGCGGCTCTATGGTCATGTCCAGCATCCACAAGCGCCTGCATTACGCACAGACGCTGGAGTTCCGCCTGCTGTTTGAGGGGTTTGGCGAGTACATGCCCGACGAGTACCCCTACGAGGTCCCTGGCGCGAGCCGCAAGATCAAGAAGGCGGACTTCAACACCATGGTCAGCGTGCAGCCTGTCGCGGACCCCAACATTTTCAGTTCCGCCCAGCGTATTCAGATCGCGCAGATGCAGTTGCAGCTGGCCCAAAGCGCCCCAAACATGCACAACATGTACGAGGCCTTTTACCGCATGTATGCCGCGCTCAACATCCGCGACATCGACGGCGTGTTGCTGCCGCAAAACACCAACTCGCCTCGCGACCCAGCGTCCGAAAACAGCGACGTCCTAAACGGCATGAAGCTCAAGGCCTTTGCCGGCCAACAGCATGATGCGCACATTGCAACGCACCTGATGATGGGCCTGTCGCCCGTACTGCAGGCCAACCCCCTCGCAGCG